CACGACCCGTTCCACATGGCGGTCGATCAGCTCGCGGTCCTCAAGGGAGGCGGCGTTCGCAACTTGATCTCCTGGCACCAGTTGCGCTCGCAGGCCGTCGAGCACGACCGTTTCGATATCGGGGGCAGGGATGCGGGTCACCGTCCCGGCGTCGGTTTTCCGGTTTTGAAGCATGGCGTGCGAAACGTAGTACCGGTAGCGCACCCCCAACTTGTTCGAATGCGTCGGGCTCATCCGGTTGCCACGGTCATCAAAGATGCGGCCGGTGAGAATGGCTGGGGACTGCCTGACCCGGACCTTCCGCTCAACCGCATTGGCGGCAAGCTTGGCCTGCACGGCATCGAACAGGTCCCGGTCGAGGATTGGCTCATGCTCCCCGCGGTGCAACTCGCCTCGATAGACAACCTCGCCAATATAGAACCGGTTCTTGAGCAAATGGGCGAGGGGACCGACACCAAACCGGATGCCTCCGATGATCCGGCCATCCGCGCGGCGGCGCTGTTTGGTCCGGATCCCGCAGCGATCAAGCTCGTCGATCAGGGCACCTATCGACCCGAGCGCGAGATAGCGCGCGAAGATCGTCCGGACCGCGTCGGCCTGCTCGGGCACGATGATGAGCTTCTTGTCGACGCACCGGTAGCCGAGCGGGACCGGTCCGCCGACCCAGATGCCCTTGCGCTTGGAAGCGGCAATCTTGTCGCGCACCCGCTCGCCGATCACCTCGCGTTCGAACTGGGCAAACGAGAGCAGCACGTTCAGCGTGAGCCGCCCCATGCTGCTGGTCGTGTTGAACGACTGAGTGACCGAGACGAAGGAGACCCTGTGTGCGTCGAACAGCTCGATCAGTTTGGCAAAATCGGCAAGGGACCGGGTCAGCCGGTCGACCTTGTAGACGACGACGACATCGATTTTGCCGGCTTGGAGCTCGGCCAGGAGCTGCTGCAGGGCCGGGCGGTCGAGTGAAGCGCCCGAGAATGCCCCGTCGGCATACTGGGTAGGGACCAGGCGCCAGCCCCCGTGCGTCTGGCTCTTGACGTAGGCTTCGCAGGCCTCGCGCTGGGCATCGAGCGAGTTGAAGGCGAGATCGAGATTATGCTCGGTCGATTTGCGGGTGTAGACGGCGCACCGGAACACCCGCTTGGAGGACCTCTCCATCTCAGCCTCCGCGTGGATCAGCCAAGCGGCGCCGAGCCGGCGGTGCCCGCGTTCCGGTGTCGCGCGCGAGACCGGGCCGTCCGTCATCCCTGCCGGAGCCACTAGCGAGGAGCCGCAGGCCAAAGAACCGTGGCCCGTTCCACGCCGTGCCGGTGATCGCCCGGGCAATGGTCGAGAGACTGGAATATTTTGTCGCGTGCCAGACATAGCCGCCGGGAACGACCGTGACCGTGTGCCGCTCGCCCTGGTACTCGCGGATCAGCACGGTGCCGGGCTTAAGCCGCCGAACGGGGGCCGCCTCTGCGCGACCGTCTCCCGGTGTGAGGGCATCGAGGTGCCTGCGCGCCTCGCGATCGAGGCCTCCGAACGCCTGCTCCTGTAGCCGGTATGCGATGATGCGGCCGATCATGCCTTTGCCCAGTCCGGATGGCGGCAGGGTACCGAACATCCTCACCCATTCTGAGCGCAGTGCGCCGAGACCGAGCGACCCGATGCGCTCGATCTCGGCCGCGACGGTCGAGCGGGTTGCCATGATCACGCTGTCTGCGCCGCAGGATCGGCCGGTTTTTCGGCGCTGCGGCGGCGCGGCTTGTCTGCAACGACGCGATAGACGCGCTCACCGTCCCGCTTTTCGGATTGCAGCCTCAGGCCGAGCTTTTTCCGCACCACCCCGGCCAGGAACCCGCGCACCGAATGCTGCTGCCAGCCGGTGGTCTCCATGATGGCGGAGACCGTCGTGCCTGTGCGCTGGGCCAGCAAGGTGAGCACAACAGCCTGCTTCGAACCTGCTCGCGCCGGACGTCGCGCAGACCCTTGGTCGCGCCCCTGTTTTGCCCGCCTGTTCGCCCGACGCGCGGCTTGCGGCTGCTTGGATCTCTTCCTGTTCGACATGTCTGGGATCCTCTCGGTTGTGACGGACCATCGCCCGTCACCACCGAAACCCCGCCTCAGCCCTAGGAGCGACGGGGTGGATCCCGATGGCGCAAGCCCCCGGGTCGCGCTCACTACCGCTCGGATTGCAGCGGAAGTCCAGTCATTTGTCAGCTAAATTGGCGGGCGCCCACCTGTTCAGCTGCCCCGGTTTGGTAAGCGTCGGCGAGGAGGACAATGTGCCGTCAAACTTGGTGCTTTACCCCAAGCCCTCACCTGCTCGCGGGGCTCCGCCCGGCTTGCCTGCATACGGCGCGCCATGCTGAGGCGAGGGGGCCGCTTGGAAATGCGACCGTCTCACCGGATTCGACAACACCCGAGACGCGATCGCTTCCCGGGCCTGGCGGGGTCGCGACACCTCACCCGGAATCCGCACGATCGTCCTGCCGCAACACCTCGATCTCAAATCATCCCACGAACGTAGCTGACTGAAACTTCCCCGCGCCGGCGCGGGTTGAAGGCATGATCGAGGCCTTGCGAGAAGGCGTCGATCTGGTCGCTGTGGCGGCTCACCGGAAACGCCATCAGCTCCTTGCGGAATTCGTCTAGCCAGTGCGCTTGCTGAGGAAGGTAGATGGACCCCGCCTCGATCCTGGCCGTCTGCCCGTTCATGCGGATCACCTTGTCGTCCCTTGGCTCGATGGCAATTGCATGGATATTATCGCGCTTGAGGTCTTGAATCAGCGGCATGCCAGATCCCTTGTTCTCGATCAGCAAATAGTATCTGTTCGTCACATTCCTCCACCTCCGATGCAGCTCAATCGCCTTGCGCTTGAGCTCAGGATATTCAAGGCGTTCCCGGAAGACATCGAGCACGTAGACGGTATCGTCGCGGACCTGGAGCACAACGCAGACCGAATAGCTCGAAAGCTCTTTGGCACTCAGTGCCGTATCCCAGCTCACGATGATCTTGTCGTTGAGGTCCTTGGCGGGAGGCCGATCGTAGGAGGAGAACCACTGCCATCTTATGAGATTGCCGCCGTCGGCGACAGGTTCCTGTTGGTACTGGGCGGCGAAGTTCAACGAGCCCATCGACCGCTTCGCCTCGTCCAGCACCTCCTGCGGTTCCCGCTCGGGGTGCAGGAGGTCACCCTTCCGGCGCAGATGGGAGCGAGCCGGCCCAAGCTGAACGCGATGCTCGGACTCGGCGATTGCCGGTAAATTGAGGTGCGTCCATCCCGGCTGCTCCAGCAGGTAGCCCACGAGGTCATCGGTGTGGAGCCGCTGCATGACCACCACAATCGCGTCGCTCACCTTGTCATCGAGGCGGGTCAGCAATGTGTTGGAGTACCATTGCTTCGTGCTTTCCCTTGCGGCCTCGGAAAGGGCATCCTGCGGCTTCATCGGATCATCAATGATGATGAAATTACCGCCGCGGCCGGTGAGCGTGCCCCCCACTGAGGTGGCCAGCCGATATCCGCCGCGCGTACAGGCGAACTCCAGTTCCGTGTCCTTACGGGGGCTGATCCGGCTGGCCGGGAAGATGCGGCGATATAAATCGGACCACATTAGCGCCCGGCAGTCGTTGGCGTGTTTGCGCGCCAGGCCTTCGGAGTAGCTGACACAGATGATCTTGCGCTGCGGGTCATGACCAAGGATGAAGGCGGGAAATGCGACCGATGCGCAGACGGACTTGAGACTGCGCGGGGGAACCGTGATGATGAGGCGCTTGATCTCGCCCCGGCGAACGCGGTCGAGCTCAAACGCAATCGCTTCGACATGCCAGTTGGGCTGGAACACGGCCCCGGGTGAAACCATCGGGAACGTTCCTTGAATGAAGGAGTAGAAATCGCTCCGCAGCACCGCCGAGATAACGCGAGGATCGGCGACCATCAGTTTTCCTCGCTCTGCTGTCCATGGCGGCGCAGGAAGTCTGCAAGCAGCGCCTCGTCATCAGCCGTGAGGCGCTGCGGCTCGGCGGCTTCGGGTGCTTCGCCAACCATTCCGGTGGAGCGCATGATTGCCAGCAATGGCGCTATCGCCTTGGGATCACCCTTGATGGCGTTGGTGACTACGGTCAGGATGATTCCGTCGAGCTTCGTGACCGAGCGAGTGCGCTCGCCTTGCCGGATCGTAATGCGCTGGTTCAGCGTCTCAGTGAGCACCGTCTTGACATTGCGCTGCCCCTTCTTGCGACCTTTCGGATTTCCCGACTCGCCGGGTTTAAACCGTGTGTGTACCGGTGGCCTCCCGTACCCGACCGGGGAGGCAGATCCGCTGCCGCCCGCTTCGTGGTTTGCCTCCGTTTGAACTTCGTTAGCGGTTTGACGTTGCTTTGACATATTTCCCCCCTCCTTAGTGCTTATTTGCCTGGTTCGGCGCGACGGTTGCCGCACTTGCCTTGATCGCAAGCTCGTCGAAACTCAGCCCGGTATCGGTGTGTATCGCGTCCTTGCCGGTGAACGATTGCCAGCGCCTGATCGCGGCATCGACGAAGCGCGGCTCGATTTCGACAGCATAGGCGCGCCTGCCGACCCGCTCGGCTGCCAAGATCGTCGTGCCTGACCCAGAGAAGGTATCCAAGACGACGTCCCTGCGGCGGGTGCAGTCCTTGATCGCGTCCGCTACCAGCGCGACCGGTTTAACGGTCGGATGGCACTTGAGGTCGTCCAGCCGCCCCGCCCGGAACGTATTGACACCGGCGTAGTGCCAGACGTTGGTACGGGAGCGGCCGTGCCGTCCGAGCTCGACGTTGTTGAGATGCGCTCCTTCGCCGACCCGAAAAACCCCGATGAGCTCATGGGCACTGCGGTAGAAGGAGCCCTGGCCGGCGTTGGTTTTGGCCCAGACCACTAAGTTGAGAACCTCGCCATAAACCGCTTCCCCAGCCTCGAGCAGCTCACCGATATGCCGCCAATCCATGCACACGAAGTGCACCGCCCCCTCTGCCGAGACGGACGCCGCGCTCCCCAGGGCTTGCTTGAGGAACTCGACAAAGCTCGAGCGCGAGAGCTCGCCCGAAGCCATGGCGAAGTCCGAGTGCTTGATGTTGCCCCGACCGACGATGTCGCGGACGCGCACGTTATAGGGCGGGTCCAGGAAGACCATGGCAGCGCGCTCCTGGCCGACCAGGCGCGCAAGGGTTTCGGGATCGCGAGCATCCCCGCACCACAGGCGGTGGTGCCCCAGTTCCCACAGATCGCCAGGCTTGCTTACCGCATGGGCGCTGCCCCATGCTGGATCCACAGCGTCGGCGGGATCTGACGCGTCCTCCTCGAAGTCGGTCGCGATCTGGTCAATCTCTACCGGCGCAAACCCGGTGATGGAGATCTCGAGATTCTCCAGGATCAGCAGCTCGGCCAGTTCCGGCAGCTCAGTGGCAAGGAGCTCCCGGTCCCAGCCGGCGTTCTCGGCTATCTTGTTATCGGCAAGCGCGAGCGCCCGGCGTTTCCCCTCCGACAAACCCTCCACCCGGATCACCGGGACCTCTGTTAGCCCCAGCGCAAGCGCGGCCTGGTGGCGGCCGTGGCCGGCAATGATCCGTGCGTCCTCGTCGATGAGGATTGGCACCAGAAAGCCGAATGTCGTAATGCTGTCGGCGATCTGGCGCACCTGCTTCTTGGAATGCGTCCTCGCATTGCGCGCACTGGGCCTCAGCGCGCCGATCGGTTTCCACTGTATCTTTATCATCGTGCAGTTCACCTCTTTCGTAGCGGATGCAGGTGAACCTATGACCGCGCGAAGCAAAACTCGCGGACGTATTGGCAGAATTCTGCGCCCCAATACGTCCGGTCACGCTAGCCGTTCTTGATGTGCTTGAGGGCCCCCCTGGTCGCGGCCTCCCAATTTGGCTCTCTGGCACGCTGCCCAAAGACCGTAGCGTATGCAGCACTGAGCAGGTCAAAAAAATTCGTGTTGTCCTTACCAGGCAAGCGCCCCGTCAGGTTGCGCCACGCCAGTGCCATTGCGCGCGTCAGCGCCTGAACATCAAGCGCGCCGGTGCGGCCGCCACGCGCCAAACGGCTCTGTTGGGGAATTTCCGCAATGAACCAGTCCAAGGCTTTGCGCAAAGCCCGATCGGCCGACAGCACCTCGTAGAGCGCCGCCCACTTGCCGCCCTGCTCGCTAAGTGCCTCAATGTCTTCAGCAGCCAGACGCGTCGCACCCAGTACTCTGCGAACCCGTGCCACTGCTCCCTTCAGTTCCAACACAGGATCCACCAGTTGCTGACCAGAGCTTCGAGCACGAAACGCCTCGGGTGCAAAAGCGAGGCCAGCAAGCAAGTGACTGGTAACGATCGTATAGGGGCACTCCGTTGCGCGTCTGAATATTCGAGCGTTAATAAGTTCTGCAATAGCGCGGTCGAGTTCATACTCAGCGGGCGGGGTGCAGTTGGCACACCCCCCGCCGCGTCGCCGTGGCGAATTGTCTCCAAGCTGGCAGTCGACAGGCGATCGTTCGGCTTGTGCCCACCGCTCCGCCAAACGTTTGATGATCGCTTGGGGATTATTGTCGGATGGAGGCTTCACCATAAGCCAGCCCTGATCGCTATTAGCTGCAGATGGACCATGTCCTCGCGCGGTTAAGGCATCCGGCTCTTCCGACTGGTCTCACGCGCGTGCGCGAGGACCAAACAAACTATTCCGGGACTGCGCAGATCTTGAGAACCGTTGTAGCTCAGGATGGGCCATAAATTCCCTGCTGCTCGTCTGGAAATTCCCTGCTCGGGGACCGAAAATTCCCTGTTCGACTGCGTAGGGAATTTGGATCTAAGCTGCTGTTATTGTTGCTTAAATGAGCAGTCAACCCGCCGAGTTTCGGTCCAGATTCGGAAAAATTCCCTGTATTTTTCCCTGCAGCCAGGGAATTTCTTGGCCAGACGGGTTCGAACATGACTGCATCCTCAGCCAGCCAGTGCGGTCTCAACGGTGTGATTTCCGGGTGCGTGAGAACCGCCGATATTCCGTTGGGTTAGGCTCGTGCGGCCGAGTCTCTGGTCGGCAATTTCCAGAGTTTCGGTCCTGGACCGGTGGGTTTCAGGC